TTATCAATTGGTCCAGAACAGTTTGCCCTCATGGTGCTTGTGTCTTCAATAGTTGCTAGTACATTTCTCACATTATCATTTGGGAACGCATCACACACCACATAAGCAAGTGGCACATCAGAACCATCAAGTGATGCGATAGGCTTCATGATTGCTGTGTCCTCTGTCACAGTGATTAAATCTTGGGCATCGGATTCTTCCAGAAATTTACCGTTGTATTTCTGAAATATTTCCTTCTCACCAAGATCAATTTGTGCGGTTATATACTTCATTCCACGGCTCCAAGATATTTTGATAAACTGACTCTGCAACATATTTCATACATATGGGGGCAACCATTAAACCTATTCTCGCAAGTTTTTCATTAAGAGTTCCCGTTAAAATATAATCTTCTGGTAATGTCATAATACGTTTTGATTCTTTTGTAGTATAAACACGA